TGGATTCAATCGGCAATTAAAAAGCCTGGTACTTTCACAGCTAAGGCCAGGAAGAAGGGGATTACTCCTGCTCAGTTACAAGCCAATGTAGAAAAGAATCCAGATAAATATGACGAGAAAACACGTAAGCAAGCTCAGCTTCGTGAAACTCTTGTTAAGATAAATAAGAACAAAAAAGATAAGAAAAATGCCAGCAAAGAAAAAGAGTGATCCTTGCTGGTCAGGGTATAAAAAACAAGGCATGAAGACATCAAAGAAGACAGGCAAAAAAGTTCCCAACTGTGTACCTGTAAAAAAACGGAGTAAAAAGTAATCATGCCACGTGATAGCCGCCTAAGTCGTCCACAAGATTATCTCGATGAGGTAGCTCTTTTTTTTCATAAAGGAGCTAAAGGTCCTTATCAAATTAATTACGAAGAAGCGTTTCGTCGTAAGTCTGATGAACCACCTTTTACGGTTTATCATTTTGATTCCGCTTCATTACAAGAAAGACTTAAAACTAAAAAGCTAAAGAACAATCCAAGAGCTGGTTTTGTTGATCCACAGAACCCAGAAAACTTTGAAGCGTTTACTGGACTAGGACGTTTTGATACTGGTAGGAATGATCCAGAGAATCCGTTATATAGTTTTCAAAATGGTCGTGCAAATACAAAATTAGATTTCAGAACGTATCCAGATTTTAAAGAGCGGTGGGTGCAAATGTATGAGTTAAGCCCTACCCTTTCTGTTGATAAAAAAGTTTCTAATCCTAATCCTCGCGCTAGCAACCCTGATCCTAAGGGCAATCTTATGGATTATGCGCAGAAGAAAGCACAAAACCAACTTGAAGGCAAGATGAATGTTGCTCAGCTTTTATCATCTTCCAAGAAAGAAGTTAAAGAAGCAGAAGAACCGCAACAAAAACGAACAGAGCAATTAAAAAATCAAGACAAGAAAGAAACTAAGAAACCTAAGGATAAAGAAAAACCAGCTTGAAATTAAAGGAAGTAGAATCAGACTATATAACTACGGATAGATGCTGGCAGCCGGATTAAAATTAGCAAGTAAATTTTTACCGGGCCTAACCAAGAAGGGTTTGATGAAAGGCCTTGGCCGTGACGCCTTAGTTAGTGGAGCCCTTAGTTCAGGAATGGAGCTTGTAGGAGGTGCAGATCCTGTAACAGCATTAGCCTATGGCGTAGCTGATGCAGCTGGTTCTGGCTTAGCTCAAGGTGGTTTACGTGCTGCTTTGGGTAAGAAAACAGGAACCAGAGAACTTCTTGCAAACGTTGCTGGTAGTTTTGCAAGTAGGGTTCCTGTAGTAGCAATGGATCCTCGATACAAAGACCTTTCTTTAGCTACTGCTCAATCTCCTGTTGCTGCACAACAGACACAAGTTAGTCAGCAAAATTTACAACGCATGCTAATTAATAATGATTTATTAGCAGGACAATATATGCCCGGAACAATGTATCAAGGTATGGGTATTCAAAGCCCACAAGCATTGACGCAACAATATTTAAATAGTGAGATGCCAATGTTTAATGTGGCAGAGGTTGAACGAGATATGGCACGTATTGTAGGAGTGTAAAAATGAAACGATTAAAACAAACATTTGAAGATTTAAAAGCAGGTGGCAGAGCTTTTGCAAAAGCAACAGAAGGAATTGACTACGGATTAACATTTGCACCTTTTACTAAGGCATCAAGAAAAGCATATAGTGGATTAAAAGAACAAGGTGTTACGACAAAGACACCGGTTAAGCTTGCTGGTGCTTTAGCTACATCAGCTGTAACTGATTTAGGTTATGACGCAACACGTATCTTGTATTGGAAAAATAATCATCCAATGCCTATTTCAGATTCATTATCTCGATTGGCACAAGGTAAAAATATTAATCAATATAGTGCGCCACAGAAAGCTGTTATTGGCTTAGCTTCTGTTGGTATTCCTGTGGGTGCGTCTTTAGGTATTTATGACTTAACTAATCCAGGGGAGTTATTTAGGCCCAAAGGTTTTGCTCAATCGTATGCAGAGCAAGGTTCAGAAGATCGCAGAAAAACAGGACAACCAGCTCCTGAGTTATTAGAACGATTTGTTTTAGGTCGTCAAGGTAGACCTTTAAAGTTTGATACAGCTAAAGAAGATATCCCAGATCTTACAAAGCAACGTTATGCAAATTACATGAACTTTTTGTATAACGAAAAAGGACCCCTGGGGGTTGGTTTAGTTAAAGGCACAATGGAGAATCTTCAGGGAGAGCCTGAAGCACGCATTGTTGGTTTCCCAGTGGGTTTACAAGCCGTGGGTGCTTTAGCAGGAAGTTCTGCAGCAACTGCTACTGCATTAAGGAGCATGCCCCCTGGGAAGGTAGAGAAGAAAGATAAAGGACAAACAATTGTTCGTCCATCAGCCAAACGTGTTCCTACTGCACAAGTAGCTGCAGCTGGCGCTGGTGGTGCATTATTAGGTGCATTAGCAGGTAAGTTAATGAATCGAGCTATTGCATCTCAAGGGCAATCTGATCTGCCGTCTACTCAAGAATACGGCATTACACCAGAACGTACTTTTAACGGCGTAACTCCAGAAGGTGAATTAGTAATGGCAGCTATCAGAGGTTATGGTCCTTATGAAGAATTAGAAAAAGTTGGATTAAATACTCCAGAAAAATTAGAACAACGTAGACAAGAATTAATTCGACTTGGTTGATATAGAATTTAAGTACAGATTTAAATTTCAATAAACGATGTATTCACCATATGCTTCTACTAATTTAGGTTCTGTTGGCGCACCAGCAGTAGGAAATCTTGGTGGACTTGAATCAATTAATATTGGCGCTGGTCGAGAACCGTTGACAGCAGGAGGTGTACGTTCTCTTGGTCAAGGCCGCACGTTTAGTGCAACACAAGCATTTACAACTCCTTTAACTCTTGGTGTATCAAGAGAAATGACCATGGCACAACGTGCTCAAGCAGCACAGCAGCAGATTCAAAATATGCTGTATCCAATGGGAGAACGTGCTAAACAAGTACAACGTGCGATTCAAAATAACCCTGGTCGTCTTGGTTTAGGTTTAGCAGCCCTACCTGCTCTTGGAACTGCCGTTAGTGAAGCTCAGCAAGGACGCCCAATTGGTGCAGCTGGTGCTGTTGCTGGTGGCGGCTTTGGTGCTGCTTTAGGTCTGGGTGCAGCAGCTTTACTTCCTGCACCGGTAAGAGGAGTAGCTAAGGCTGTTTTACCGACTGTTGGTGCCTTGATGGGAGCACCTTCTGGAGCACAAGCAACTGAGTATGTAAAGCGTAAAGTTACAGGTGAACCAACCAAGGGCAAAGAAGGTGAGCTTGGTAGTCAGCTCGCAGCAAGAGGAAAGATTGCATCACAAGACTTAGACCTTCGCCAACAAATGCTAGGTCAAAACTTAGCTGCAACCAAAGATTTAACTCAGTTCTATATGCAAGCAGAGTTGCAACAAATGCAAGCAATGAATCCGTTGATTCAAAAAATGAAGAATGCGGATTTAGTACGTCAACAAGCAATGGCTAATACAATGGCTGGTAATTATGCCATGTTAGGTACTGTGGCAACTGCTGGTAAACTAGCTACAGGAGCACAAGCAGAAGCTGGTGCTAACTTACGTACTGCATTAACCGCTAATCCTTATGCAGGTAGCGTGATGCAAGCACCAAATATTAGCTTTGGTTGATTGATTATGTCTTTGTTCCCACAATACAATTTCAATCCTTATGCGAAAGGGCAGAATCCTTTTAAAGTAGCTGGTGACTATATGCCTTTTTTGGGTACAGACATCAGTGATGTCTATAGTTTAGATGTTTTCGATGAAAATAAAAAACCAGATGATGAAACAAAGACTAAGTCTACTGGTGATCCTTTGGTTGATTATCTTATAAAAAAAGACAAACAAGCTGAAGAAGATAAAAAGTATTATCGATCTGAAGAGTATCTCCGTACCCAAGCTGAGTTAGCTGATGAGATTGCTGCACGTCAAATGGCACGGGCACAGAAATATGGTGAGCGTTCTGCGATGCTGGGTTTCTTATATAAGGGTCTTCCCAATATGGTTAAGGATATGAAGTTTGCTAAGTACGCAGGTGCTGATGCAGCTTTAGCGGGTATTAGAGATAACTTCGGTAGAATTAGTACACCACAGGTAACGACAGGTCGTTACTTCCAGAACATGCCTTTGATTGGATAATTATGGTTGCTACTAATCCGTTTAATCCAGGAGGTGCAGGTTATGCTACTTCAAGTTCTTTTAATCCAGCACCTTTAGGCCCTGATTTTTCATCAGGTGCTATTAATTACCCTACAGGAGGCGGCTCATCTAGTGGAGGTGGTGGTTTCTTAAGTAACTTTAAATTAAGTGATCTGATGCCAGTGGCGGCTGCAGGTCTTGGTGGCATCTTTGCAGGACGTACTGCTGATAATTATGGCCGAAGCATGTTGGCGGCCCAGCAATTAACTGCTGATGCAGCCCTAGGTACTGCAATGATTAATGCCAATCTTGGAAAAGATATGGCACGCTTTGGATTAAATTTAGATCAACAGGCAGCACAACGGAATCTACAATTTCAACGCTCTGCTCCTTTTCAAGATTTGTTAGTAACACGTGCAAACATGGGTGACAGCGGCATTGGTTTTGAACAACGTGCAGCAGCCAGGAAGAGGATGTTTGGCGGATTAGCTTAAACTTTACTTTTGGCTTGGGTCTGCGATAATAAATACATAATGAGGTAAATGTAAATGATTTGGCCAGCAATCGCCGGAGCAGCTGTTTCTACGATAGGTGGCTTCGCTTTAAATAAAATGTTTGGTGGTGGCGGTGGTTCGTCAGGAGGCGGAGGAGGTTATGGTGCTATTCAGTTTGATCCTTATGAATTAGCAGGTAAATTCAGGGATGATTTTACAAAAGATCTTTATATGCCTAAAGAAGACTTTGGTGAATTAGCAGGGTTTTTTAATAAAAATGTTAATACAAATCCAATGTTTGATCGTAATTATGCTTTATCTACATTAAGTAGCTACAGTGATCCAAATCAATTTATGTTAAATGAAGATGTAAAAGATCTTATGACAGGAACGGTTGATAAAAAAGATGCTAAAAATTTAATTGCTGATCAATTTAGACTTGCATCAAAAGGACGAACAGCATCTCAATCATTTGTAGATGATACATATGAATCATTAAAGCGTACAGGGCAACTTGGATCACCATCATCGATTACCTCTGGAGCTAGTAATCAAATTGCCTCTTTATTCCCAGGGTTTAGAAGCATGGGTGAACAAGATTATAGTTTAATGGCCCAATTTGGTCCAGGAAGACTTGATCCTGAAACGGGTGGCCTTTTATTTAAAACACCAGATATTATTAAAGCGGGTAGAAAGCAATCACAAGCAGCTGCTTCAAATGCGTTCGCATAAGTTAGCATAGATATTATCAGGTTACTTATTGTTTTTATAGGATACTGACATGGGCAAGAAAAAAGGCATTATTAAAAGAGCAGATGGAAATATTAAATGGAGCGATTTAACTGATGAACAAAAAGGTTATTATGATAATGATAAATCTTTGTTTAAAGAATATAAAGCAGATTATTTCGATGATGCACTGGATACAAGCGTAGGAGTACAAGATCCAGCAGAGTTTTTAGACGAGTATACAGGTTACCTTGATCAAATTTATGGTTATGAAGAATTAGGGCGAGAAGATCAACAACTTTTTGAAGGACAACAAAGGGATAAAGATCGTTTAAATAATGTAGCAATTGCAAACATTGAAACAGCTTCAAATGAAGCTGTTGCTGGTATTTATGCAGGTGCTGATATATATGGAAGCCAAGTTACCTTATCTGGTTATAACTTACTTGACGCAAGAGAGCGTGATTTAACAGAATATACAACAACAGTTGAAGATGCTCGCTTACGTGATTTCAAAGATAAAGACATTGCTTATGGTTTAAATCTCCAGAATATTATTAATCAAGGATTGCTAGATGTTGCAGAAATGCAAGGTAAGTACAGTGTTTCTGGTATTACAGAACGTGGAAAATTTGATAAAGCAATTCAAGAAATTCGCACAGCAGGTGATCAAGATATTGCACGTACCAACATGTACGGACAAATGATGGCTGGTTTCTGGAATTCTATCGGTTGACCTGATTAGTTTGTATTATAATTTTTATAGTGTAATTTTTAAATACCATGGCAGCAGGTGATCTATCGTTTGTAGACGGCGTCGCAATGATTGAGTTGGAGGATGGTAACAAGCGCGAGGCGCTACCTGGCGAAGCTGGGTTTGATAATGCTACTGTCCCCATTGAAGACTTTGAACAACTCCTGGGTAAGTTAGAAGGATCCAAGATGCGTCAGCAACGTCAAAAGTCTGTTGAAGGCCGTCGTGATATCTATTCACAGGGTCTAGCTTCCATGATGAGCAACTTCTGATCGTCTTGTGAAAAAGCCTTCTCCTGATGAAAATTACACAACAGGCGGGGAGCTTGATGCTTATAAAAAAGCAGCACAAGTCGCCTATGACTACGCAAAGGAAAAGGCATTAAACGAGTCTTCTCCCGATAACTTCCCCCTGGAAGACAAAGAAGACTCTACTTTCTCTAGGAGCGATAATAAAGATGGCTGATGCAATCAGTGCAATGTATGATGAGGATGCTGATGACGTAACTAATCTTTTCTTTGATGAAGATAAAGCACGTCAAGCGGCTAAAGCAGTAAAAATCTTCCAGGATGTTTCTGTTGGTTCAACCATGAAGAAACAGAGTAATCTTGCAGAAGAAGAACGTAAGACTAATGAGCAAAAGCAGCGATTCTCTGAAAAAGACGAAGACCGGGATTACCGCCAGGCCCAACAAGCATACCGATTCTGATATTGACTTAAAAGTCTTTAACCATTGGGTAGATAATTTAGACAGCTCGACCAAGGAGTCTTTCTGTTCTTTTGCAGAGGAATCTTTCTCTGTTATACAGGTTTATTTGTATGCTAAGTTTCTTGGTTATGACAGTAGTATTGTAGCTGTTGATTTATGGTTAAAAGATAATTTTTTAAAACCAGATCATCTTAAAGTTTTGTTGCATGAGATTGAAGAAATGCAAGAAGACATTAGAAAGTTAAGAATGGATATTGAAAACTATGCGGTTAAGCGAGATGTCGGTGTTGCTCGCATTGCTGCTATGCAAAAAGAATTGCGTGGAACTATCTCCCAGGTTGATTCTTTTGTTTCTTCTCGTGACCGTAAAGGTCTTTTGATGGCTGGTGCTGACCGTGCATTACGTGAAGTTGCTTCTATTTTTAAAGATGATCCTATTGAAGGACCTTTACAAGAGGCTTCAATGTCTGTTTGGGCTAGAATGCAATTTGAAGATTAATATGTATGGAACAAAATAGCCCATCTTTTACAAGAATGTCAGTATTACAAATGCTGACTGATTTGGAGAAGAATCGGAACTATAATGTTCCTACATTGCCTAATCAGCCACCACAAAATGCGGCGACTGATTTAGCCCCTTCTCCTTTACCTTCCAACGCTGATTCACTCGAACCAGGTGTTGATCCTTCGGATAAATTCCAACAATTGTTAAACGCTCGGTCTAAATAAAATGGCAAAGAATAAAATGCCGCCCCAACTCCTGGAGCACTTTAAAAAGAAAAATGAATCCAAGAAGGGCAAAGATGCAGAAGAATCTGCAGAAAAAGGGTTAAAGGCAGCTAAAGCAGCTAAAAAACATAAAGATAAAAAAGAAGACAAAGATAAGAAGTAAGGTACTATTTAAGTAACAAGAGGTTAAATAGTGCCTTCTCATCTTCATCTAGCTTACCGACGTAACGCACAGGCTGCTGCGAAAAAACATAAAGTTCGTAAAAGCAGTAAAGAAGAGTTATTTGAGAAAGCTAGAGAAGATTTTGGTTTTTTTTGTTCTTATGTAGCCGATAAACCTCCAGCAGAACACCATAAAGAATGGCATAAACAACTTGTAACAAATAATGATAGCTCTTGCCTTTTAAAAATTGCCGGTCCCAATATTGATTTACTTGGTCCTAGAGGATCAGCTAAATCTACAGTACTTGGTTTATTTACTGCTTGGGCTATTGGTATTCATACACAAGCAAAAAAACCATTACAAATTCTTTATTTGAGTTATACGGTTGACATTGCAAGATCTAAATCAGCAACAATCAAACGAATTATTGAATCAAAAAAATATCAAGAGGTATTCCCTACCGTTAAGTTGCTCAAAAACGTTACAAGTAATGAATACTGGTCTATCGACCATAAATTTGCTGGTATTGATACAACAGGTGAAGAACAGTTTACTTTATGTGCCGCAGGACTCAAGGGTTCTGTGACTTCAAAACGTTCTCAACTTGTGATAATTGATGACCCAATAAAATCTGCTTCAGATATTGGCAACCCAGACATCCGCAAGATGATGCAGGATAACTGGAACGCCGTGATTGCTCCAACGATGTTTGAAGGAGGTCGTGCGATTTGTCTTGGTACACGCTTCCGTCATGATGACATTCATTCGACCACGTTCTGTCCAAATAATAACTGGATGCAGATTGTCCTTTCTGCCATTTTAAATAATGACGTAACGGGCGAAGAGGAGTCATATTGGCCTGCAATGTGGTCCTTAGATTATCTAAAAGAGAAGAAGAGGCAAGCCCCTATTGCTTTTTCTTTTCAATATATGAATCAAATTGTCAGGCAAAATGAGCTGTCCCTGGCACCAGAGTTACTAGTAAAAGCAGAAATTGCAACCGAATTTGACACACTTGGTATTGGAGTTGACCTTTCTGCAGGTACCAAAGAGAAAAATGACTATACCGTCATGGTTCTTGGTGGGCGAATTGGCGATAAAATCCATATTATTGATTACAGAAGGTTACGTGTTATGGGTAACCTAGAAAAATTAGATGCATTAAAAGAGCTTCTTAATGACTGGTCAGTCATTGGTTGTCAAGAAGATGGTACATATTTTCCAACATATTCAACGTGTGATATTTGGTCAGAAGCTGTGCAATACCAGGCTTCTTTAGAAGCTGACTTNAAACGTATTTGTTTAAATAATGAGGGTTTGTATAATTTAATTTGGCATCCTGTCAAAGGCTTCAGAGCAGATAAACTTGCACGTTTTCGTGGAATCATGGG